AGATTAGAAAATGGTAATTATATTGAAGATACAGGCAATCACTTTGTCTATATACTTGATAAAGATTTCCAACCTATTGAAACCGCATTAATTACAATGAAATCTACCCAAAAGAAAAAATCAAAACTTTGGAATTCTATGATGCAATCTCGTAGAATAAAAGGAAAGAATGGTTTTTTCTGTCCTCCATCTTGGGCAAGTGTTTATAAACTTACAACAACTAAAGAGTCTAATTCTCAGAACAGTTGGTATGGGTGGTTAGTTGAATTTAATAGATTTTTAGATAAACCAACAGACCTTAAAGTTTTGGAGGCTACTAAAGGCTTTTATAAAGGTGCTTTAGAATCTGACATATTTGGTAAGGTTGATTTTTCTGAAGATATGAACAAACAGAAGTCAACTACTACTGAAGAAGTTCCTTTTTAAGTAAATGCATAAGGAATTGTTATCGTTGTTTCAAGGCGATGACTCCCGTTATCTCAAGTCCTCTCTTACGGGAGAGGACGATGAGAGGGGAAAAAGACAAGCCAATTATGTCACTGTGCATGAATCTGTTACAGAGGATATATGGAAACAACATCTTGAAGGTAAAATTAGATTAGGCCTAAAACCAGAAGTGGATGGTCTTTGTAAATGGGGATGTATAGACGTTGACCCTAATAATTATAAAGATTACTCAGAGAAAAAGTATGTAGAGATTATCAGAAAATATTCTTTACCTTTTGTTCCTGTAAAATCAAAATCGGGTGGTCTACACATTTTTATATTTTTTACTGAAATGGCTGATGTTAAAAAAGTCGTTGCAAAATTATCTGAAATAAATGAACAGTATTTTTTAGCGCAGGAAATATTCCCATGTAATAAAGCTGTAAATATGCCTTATCACAATATGAATGCCTCTATGGAGTTTGCTTTTGATGCAAAGAACACTCCTGTAATGATTGGACGTTTTTTACAACTTGCGCAAGATATGATGATTTATCCTAAGGATTTTTTTAATTTTAAAGTTCAAGAATATGAGGCAGAATCTGAATGGAAACACTACCCACCTTGTGTTCAAAAACTAATACAAGAAGGGTGGAGTGGTAGTAATAGAAATAATTTTTTATTCAATATTCTTGTTTTAGAAATGAAAAAAAACAGCACTTTATCTGTACAACAGTTAGAGGACTTGGCACAAAAAAGAAACAGACAAGTGTTCTCAAAACCTTTGGGTCAATCAGAGGTATCTCAATTAACTAAATCTGTACATAAAGGAGGTTATCAGTTTCAGTGCCCTCCAAAACACCCTGAGTATAACCAAATATGTAATAAAGAATTATGTAAGACTAGAAGATTAGGTATTGGTGAGGCTGTGCCGGAGATTGTTGAAGCTTTTGAAAACATTAACTACATTCAAGATACTAAAAGTGTGTGGTATGAATTTGATTTTAAAGGCCGTAGAATCACTATTACTCCAGAAGATATGAAAGATGAAAAATCTTTTAGAGTTAGATTACTTAGACATAGAGTTTATTGGCTAACCTTACCTAAACAAAGAAAAGGTCCTGATCCATTTGAATTGTTAATGAAAAGTATAGTTGAAAAAGCTATAGAATCTACAGATCACTCTTATAAAGATACTGTTGAAGAAGAGCGCTATATGGTGTTAAAAGATTTTTTTGAATCACATATTGAGCAAGATAAATTTGATAAATTAAAAGATGGTTATGTGGTGTTGGATTCTAAATCCAATGTATGTTATTTTAAGAAGTTGACTCTTGACCGTTTTCTCAAGAAACACGCCTCACGAACCTTTCACACTACCGCAGATGCTTTAAGGATGTTGAGTTGTAAAAGAATGGATTATAAAGAGGGTGAAAAAAATGTATGGTATGTTGATATGCCTGAGTTTGTAAATCATCAAGTAATTAAGAAAAACCTAAAGAAAAACGAAATAAGCGAAATGGATGAGGAGTATCATGATAAATTCAGGGATCCAAAAACAAAAGAACCTACACAAAAAGACGATTAAAATATTTGGTCCTCCAGGTACAGGAAAAACATATACTTTAATAGAAAGAGTCTTAAAAGGTTATCTTAATAAAGGGGTACACCCTAAAGACATTGCTTTTATCTCATTTACAAATAAAGCCGTGAACACAGCTAGAGATAGAGCTTTAGCTAATTTTACTAAATACACAGAAGATGATTTCGAAAGATTTAAAACGTTGCATAAATATTGTAGGAGATATTTTGAAGAAGAAGTTTTTGACCCTAAAGATTGTATGTTGGACTATGCTTTACAAGCTAAAATAATTAAAACATCTGATAAAAGACTAACGGATGATGGTTTTACTTATAAAGATTGGTCTTTAGGAATTTATGATAAGGCTAGAAATATGATGCAAGATCCACGTTTAATTTACAAAAAGGAATCTTATAAAAAAGATAACCTTGATATTTTTTTAAGAAAAATAGACACTTATGAGCACTATAAAAAAGATTCTTTTATTGATTTTACTGATATGATAGAAAGAGCCATTGATGAGGTTGAGTTTCCCCCACTTGAAGTCTTAATTCTTGATGAAGCTCAAGATTTTACTCCACTGCAATGGTCTGTTATTTATAAAATGACAGATAAGGTTAAAAGGGTTTATCTAGCTGGTGACGATGACCAAGGTATTTATAAATGGAATGGTGCAGACCCAAAATATTTTACGACTTACTTTCCTGGAAGACAAGTTATACTTAGAAAAACTAGGCGTTTTGGGAAGTCTATACACCACTTTTCACAAATAATTAGAAGAGGTATATTAGATAGTGTAGAAAAAGATTATAACCATTTAGACAAAAATGGTTTTGTAAAAAGGTATCTAAATTTTAATGAGGTTCCTTTTGGTAAACTGACGGGAACTTGGTATATTCTTGGTAGAGTGCGTTCAACTGTTAATGAATTAAGAATGTGCGCTAAGGATGCGGGACTGTATTATTCAGATAATCGTAATAATAAATCCTTTGATCAAAAGCAATGGGATGCTATAAAATCTTGGACTAGAATAACAAAAAATAAAAAAATCACTAGGGATCAAGCAGAAAATATGTATAAATACATAAGAGAATTAGTTGATATGGATTTTAGAACCCCTAAATTTTGGCAAAATATTTCAGAAACTCAGTTTTTTAATTTTAAGGATTTAAAAGAATGGGCTGGTTTAGCTCTTGATGATGATCAAGAAAAACAACCTTGGTGGAAGATATTAAAAAGAAATTTCCAACCTAAACAGATAATTTATTTTATAAGATTGCTAAAAAGATATGGTCAACAAACTCTTAATCAAGACCCTCAAATTATAATTGATACAATTCATTCTGTTAAAGGCGGTGAGGCAAACAACGTTCTTATATATTCTAAAACAAATTGGCCTGCTTCTTTTACTAAGAAGAACAAAGACGAGAAGTCAGATGAAAAAAGAGTTTATTATACAGGGGTTACTAGAGCAAAAGATTCTTTACATATTCTTTCAACTGATTATAAATATAATTACCCTATAGGTTCAGACTATTTGGTATATCTACAGGAGAGCAAATGAGTCCTTATTTTGAAGATTTAAAACTACACCCTTATCACGATGGTGCCGTATATAATAAAATATGGGATCCAGAAACGAAATGGGTTGAATATTTTAATTTTACTGCTTGCTTAATTGATAATGATATTATGATGAAAGATCATTTTTATAAGTGGTTATATGAAAGACATCCCTTTAAAACCGGAGTTTTAAAAATGGAACATAAGACAATGTACAATTGGCATGCAGATTCTACAAGAGGTGTATGTATTAATAGTATAATCCAAACACCCAATACTTCTTTTACTTTCTTTAGAGGGGCAAAAGAGGTTAATCACGGTTTAATTGAATTACAGTATTATCCAGGCGCTAGGTTTTTATTTAACAATCAAAAAGAACATATGGTTTTGAATTATGATGGTGATAGGTATGTTTTGACCACTGAATTCTTAGAAGATAAAGATGAATTGACTTACATAGATTTACTAAAAGAGATTGAAAATGACTATTACAAAAAATAAAGAATCTGATTTATGGAATAAAGGTGGTCAATATTATAGAAATTTTAAAATACAACCTTCTCAGTTTATTAATGAAAATAAAATTCTTTTTGCTGAAGGTAATGTAATAAAATATATATGTAGGCATCAAGGTAAAGGGGGTAAACAGGATTTAGAAAAAGCTAAACATTATATAGAAATGATAATAGATAGAGATTATGGCGCTTAGTGTATTGGATTTATTTTCTGGTATTGGTGGTTTTAGTTATGCCTTTGAATCTACTGGTCATTTTGAAACAGTTGCTTTTTGTGAAAATAATAAGTTTTGTCAAAAAGTTTTGAAAAAAAACTTTCCAAATGTTAAAATATATGAAGATGTAAGGAGTATAAATGGAAAAGAAATTAAAGCAGATGTCGTTGCTGGAGGATTCCCTTGTCAAAGTTTCTCCGTTGCAGGAAAAAGAAGAGGCACAGGAGATGATCGCTATCTCTGGCCAGAAATGTTTCGAGTTATTACCGAAGTCAAACCAAGCTGGGTGGTTTGGGAGAATGTGCAAGGAATTATTAACATCGAAAACGGCTTGGTACTCCGACAGGTGCAAGATGACTTGGAAAAAGAAGGTTTCCAAAGCAGATGTTTTGTTATTCCAGCTAGCGGTGTCGGTGCATGGCACCAAAGAAAAAGGATCTGGGGAATCGCTTTCAACGAAAACAACTGGTTTGATACATACCCCAACAGCAAAGGCAAATCAAGTATCTCCAAGTATGGTGAATCGGGACAAAGGGAGTTGGGGGAATCACATGTATGCGACTCCCAACACAATGGACCATCTACCACCCAGGAGCAAAGAGGGAACACTCAAACTTCAACAGGGTCACAGGAAGGGAAGAACTCTTCCACCCAATCTAAGAGAACAAGTAGATCCACAGACAATGGCAATGTATCCAACTCCCAATGCTTGGGATGGAATGAGAGGACCAAGATCGGAGAAACACATCAGGGAAAACCCAAACAGTCAGATAACTCTAGTGACAAAAGTAGCCCAAATAGAGAGAAAGAAGATGTATCCAACTCCCAACACCAACGATGGAGCGACCAATCCGGCAGAGGACATAGAGAATTGGGAGAAAAGAGCAGAGAAAAAGAAAAAAGAGGGGATCAATCTGCATTATGCTCTTCGACACGCAGTGCAGAAAGAGGAACAGATGAAGATGTATCCAACTCCCAGAACAGGAGCAGGGAGCAGACCCAATGGCAAGGGAGGGAAAGTATTGGAAGAGGAAGTGATGATAGAAGCAGGCTTGAGAGAGAGGGGAAAAACATTGAAACAGATGTATCCAACTCCAGTAGCGAAGGACAATTGTTCAGAGAGTCTGGAAAGTTGGGAGAAGAGAGCAGAGAAACACAAGGAGCAAGGGAAAACGATACCCAAAGCTCTCAGAATAAAAGTGCAGGAGGAAGCCAAGATGTACCCAACACCCACGACTCAGGACTCACGGATCGGTCCAAACAACATCAAGGGGAGCGAACACCGAAAGAAAAGAGGGAGTCCAGCACTAGCCGATTCAATTCTGTTTCCAACTCCAACGGCAAGGGATTACAAAGATATGGGGTACAAACCCAGCTGGAAACCAAGTCGGGACAAGAGTCTTCCAAGAGAGGTGCTGAAGAGCAACACACATGGTGGGAGGCTAAACGTGAATTTTGTGGAGTTCCTAATGGGGTTTCCTACGAATTACAGCGAGATAGAGTCAGTAGAATAAAAGCATTAGGTAATTCAATAGTTCCTCAAATCGTCTTTCAAATAGCTCAAGCAATAATAAAAAGTAAAAATGACTAGCCTACAACTTACCTTTAATTTTAAAAAACATATTTGGTCTGCGCCCAACGATTATAAAGATCTGTCTGGAGTAGAAGAAATAGCCATTGATCTTGAAACTAGAGATGAGGGAATCAATGAAGGTTTAGGAGCAGGTTGGGCTACCAAAAAAGGAGAAATAATAGGATTTGCAGTAGCTACCGAAGGTTGGCAAGGTTATTTTCCTTTTGGTCATTTTGGTGGTGGTAATTTAATAAAAGAGCAAGTTCTTAAATATATGAATGATGTTTGCGCTTTACCTTGCAGAAAAATTTTTCATAATGCTCAATATGATGTTGGATGGTTGAAAGCTTATGGAATTGATGTAAAAGGTGAAATAGTTGATACTATGGTTGCTGGAGCCTTGATTGATGAGAATAGATACACTTATAAACTAAATGCTTTGGCTAAAGATTACTTGGGCGAATTAAAAGCAGAAACGGATCTAAGAGAAGCCGCTAAAGATCATGGGGTAGACCCAAAACAGGAAATGTGGATGCTACCAGCTGAACATGTAGGTTATTACGCGGAACAAGATGCACGGCTCACGTACCTATTATGGCAAAGATTTAAACACGAGATACGTTCTCAAAATCTTGAAACTATTTGGGAATTGGAAAAGGATTTATTACCTATTTTGATAGAGATGCGCCTTAAAGGTGTGCGAGTGGATAGAGAAAGAGCTGAACATTTACGTAAAGATTTTATACAAAAAGAAAAAAAAATATTAAGTAGAATAAAAAGTTTAACAGGTAAAGAAATAGATATTTGGAATGCTAGACAAATTGGTTTTGCCTTTGATAAATTAGGAATTGAGTACCCTAAAACTCCTAAATCAGGAGAGCCTAGTTTTACTCAAAATTGGCTTGTCAACAACTCTAATGAAATTTCTCAGTTGATTGTGAATTCTCGAGAGATTAACAAATTTCATAATACTTTTTTGAATTCAATTATGAAATACGAACATAAAGGTCGTATTCATGGTGAAATAAATCAATTACGCTCAGATAATGGTGGGACTGTTAGTGGTCGTTTATCTATGTCTAACCCTAATCTTCAACAGTTGCCCGCCCGGAACAAAGAATTTGGACCTTTAATTAGAGGGTTGTTTCTTCCCGAAGAAGGTTGTCAATGGGGAAGTTTTGATTATTCACAACAAGAACCTAGACTGGTTGTTCACTATGCCGCAAGTATTGGTGAGGGCTATGAGGGAAGTATGGATTTGGTAGAAGCTTATGCTAAAGCTGATGCAGATTTTCACCAAACAGTAGCAGATATTTGTGGTATTGGTAGGAAACAAGCTAAAACAATTGGTTTAGGCTTAATGTATGGTATGGGTAAAAATAAATTAGCTAATATGTTGGGTTTAGGTTTTGATGAGGCTAATGCTTTAATTAGTAAATATAACAGAAAAGTGCCTTTTGTTAAAATGTTATCAGATCGTTGTATGGCAAAAGCAAATAATGAGGGAGTTATTAGAACTAAAATGGGTCGTAAATGTCGTTTTGATAAGTGGGAGCCTAGAGATTTTGGTATCCATACACCAGAAACATTTGAAAATGCTTCTGCAAAATATGGTCGTAGTAATATAAAAAGAGCCTTTACTTACAAAGCACTTAATAGATTAATCCAAGGATCTGCTGCAGATCAAACAAAACAAGCTGTAGTTGGTTGTTATAAACTTGGTTATCTACCTATTTTACAAATACATGATGAGTTATGTTTTAATGTTAATACTCCAGAAGACATCCACAAAATAAAAACGGCGATGGAATCTTGCGTGAAACTAAAAGTTCCAAGTGTGGTTGACGTTGCGCTAGGTAAGGACTTTGGTTCTGCTACCTAAGAACCCTTAGTAATCAATTTAAGTGTTACGGCCTTAATCCTTGAAGTTAGAGGAACCATTGCTGGTGTATAAGATCCGTATTGCCTATATTGTTCCGTCCATAAATGTTCTAGCGCTATTTTTTCTTGTAGCAATTCTGTCGCATCCATACCAAGATAATAGCCTATTTTAATATGTTTTGTCAATATCCCTTGACTTATCCCATAATATATCTATATTGATGTTTATCTATAAAGAAAGGAGAAAAAATTATGGATGCAACTCGTTGGAAAAGTGTAGCTGTCAGAATAGATGACTACAAATTATTAAGAGGTTTGTGTGATATTAAATTTAGAGCACCTGCCGCTATGATAGGTAAATTAGTTAGTGACTATATTGAGTATCAAGCAAAAAAAACAAAAACGACTCCAAAGGCTTTACGTAAACAACTACTAAATGACCACGTAAACAACCAAGAAGTTTAAATGAGTTTTAAAACAAAACTAAATTTACCTAAAGAAAAAGAGAAAACCCTAGAACCTCGGTGGTCAGAATTTCTTGTCTATCGAGCGGGTGATCTTAATCGTTATTCTGATGACCCAAGAAAATACGGCACTGGGTATAGGGATGACTCTTTGGCTCATGACGATTATAATAAAGGCATACATGTTTCTATTCCACAACATATTGGGATAATTCAAGGTAGTGTGTTTGAATACGGCGGTCATAAAATGAAAGCTGAACACGTTCAACAATGCCATCATTGGAAAGATAATGTGTATGTTTTTTGTAAAGCTATATAGGTAATGAAAAAGAAAAATAACAATAAAAAGAAAAAACAATACAAATATCCTTTTAACTGTAATGGATATACGACTGCTCATTTTGATCACACTTGGCAGCTCACACCTACTTGGGACGATTAAGTTATGAAAGAACTTATATTTGCTTTGTATTTAATTTTCCCTTCACCAGCTGGTGAGGTTGAAGAATTTGTAGCAGAGCTACCTAACTGTGAAAACGCTGAAAAGATAGCTAATGAGGAATTTAAGAAGAGGGATCTAGATAGGGCAAAAATAGGCCCTACTGGATATATATGTATTGGTTGGAAACATCATTTAGCTCGTCAAGAGTTTAAGAAAAATATTAATGTTCCTGACCCGGTTCCTAAACCTCAGATTAAAGCCCCTTGTGTAATACCAAGAGATTTGTAATGTTGGATTTTTTTATTGTCTTTGTTTGGGTTGAGTTTAATAATCAAATAAGACAGAAATATCATGGACTTGTCTATAATTGTGATGTGGCTATTGAAGAAATAGTTGAAAAATACTCTGAACCAAAGTATAAGATAACAGCTGTATTATGTAAAAGAACAGAAGATTGGGTGCGTGATCATAAACATGCTCCCTGGAAAGGAGTAAAATGGAAACCCTAATAGTAGGAATATTTATAAATATATATACTTGGAACAATGCCGATTTTTTTGTGCAGAAAAAAAATAATGAACGACAAATGACATGCCATTGGGTTGATGAGGGCTGGCAGAAAACAGATCCTAAGAACCCTTCTTTAAATGTGTTTGGCTATGTTAAATATAAACAACGTTGTATAACAAAGGAGAAATAATGGAGCAATATGCTAAAAAATATATTGTATGTGAAGACTGCCATGGAAATGGCTACATTAGACAAGAAACAAATAAACCTACTTCCGTAGAAAATACGGTTGTTTGTTCCGTATGCCGCGGTTCTGGTCATAACGGAGATATGGTGGAAAGATTATGATTAATGATGAGTTTTATGTCTTAAATAAACTAATGGAAAAATTTAGTTCTTATGACAATGCCGTATTGGCCGGTCAATGGAGGGAAGATGATACTGAATTTAAAAATGTTTGTATTGCCATAGATCAGGTATGTAAAGTTTTAGATATTACACGCGGCGAGCTGGCTGAAATATACATGGAACATACCCATCAAGAACCTGTTGATTCAAACAGTGTTTCTAAAGATGTCGCAAGAAATTATAGAACTGGGTAGATAAGAAAGAATGACACAGAATAATTTGTTGGCAGGTTCTAAAAAATTAAAAAACACTATGCTTTTTATAAGAACACCAAAAGAAATTTGGCAAGTTTTAAAAAATGAATTTACATTTACTGTTGATTCTTGCGCATCAGATAAAAACTTTTTAGTAAAAAAATATTGGACTAAAGAAGACAATAGTTTAACAAAAAATTGGGACAAAGAAGTTGTTTATTGTCATCCAATGTATGATCATTTTATTCCTAAATTTATTAAAAAAGCTTTTCAACATGATTGTTTGACTGTTTTTCTTCTTCCAGCATCCACAAATAGTGTTTATTTTCATACATACTTATGGGATAACAAAAACCACAAACCTAAACCTAATGCCCAAATAAGATTTTTAGAAAAACGAAAAGGCCTTTATGGTTATAAATTTTTAACTGACGACAACATAGAACCTGAAACAGGTTATTTAAGACCTCTTATGGTTGTGGTAATTGATAATAGGAAAAAATGAAAAAAAAGAAGTTTGTTTATATCTCTACTGAATTAAAGGATCCTTTTTTATTGTTAGCGCAAAGACTTCCTACAAAAGAATATCAACAGATTACAGAAATAATGTATTCCCTTTTTATGGGCAATGCTTTTGGTTATGAAGAAGAAGATGTTCTTGGAATGCTAAGAGATATAAAAACAGCACAAAAAGAAGTTGCCCTAGAAAAAAGGTCATCTTTTACAGTGATTGAAGGTGGGAAATTTAGTAAAAAACGAAAAAAATGAACATCAAGCTCATCCAAATTGATGGTAAATTGCCTAATTTGGCTTTGATGCGTTTAGCATCTTTCTATAAAAAAAATAATCACAATGTTGTCTTTACCCGCTCCGTCAATAGAGATCTGTTTGACCCTAAATTTGATTTGGTATTTGCTTCTAGCATCTTTCAGTTTAGTATAAATAGAATTAAACGTTTAAAACAAAACTATCCAAAAGCTATAATTGGAGGAACTGGAACAGATAATTGGCAGTTAAAAGTAGAAGATTACATTGGCAACCATCATAAACTGGATTATGACTTCTATCCAGATTATAAATTTAGCCTAGGTTTTACTCAAAGAGGCTGTCGTTTAAAATGTAAATTTTGTGTCGTACCAACTAAGGAAGGTAAGAATCGTTCTGAAAACACCATTCACGAAATTTGGAGAGGCGACCCCTACCCTAAAAAACTGCACCTTCTTGATAATGATTTTTTTGGACAACCCGAAGATCAATGGAAAGCCAGAGTTAAGGAAATTCAAGATGGAAATTTTCAAGTATGCTTTAATCAAGGAATCAATATTCGTCTAATTGATGAAACAGTAGCTGAAGCTCTTCCTACAATTAAATTTAAAGACGATCAATTTAAAACAAAAAGAATATATACTGCTTGGGATAACATAGGTGACGAAAAACGATTCTTTAAAGGAGTTGATCTGTTGGTGAAAAATGGAATCAAACCTAAAGAAATTATGGCTTATATGCTCATTGGCTACGATAAAAGAGAAACTTGGGAGAGAATATGGTATCGCTTTAATAAAATGGTGGACTACGGAGTGCTACCCTACCCCATGGTCTATGACCCCTTGCAGAAAAAATCAAAATTAAAAGTGTTCCAAAGATACGTGGTCCGTGGAGATTATAGACATAAAACTTGGAAAGAATACTTGCGCTTTTATTATAATCGTAATATCGTGGAGCTGGATAAAATACCACGGATCCTTTAATGGCTAATAAATATACACGAATACCTAACATAAAATTGTTCGTTAAAAACTCAAAATATAAAAATTATAGCCATCTTAAAAAAAGAATCATTAAAGAAAATCTCCTACCCTACATTTGCCAAATATGTAAGTTGCCTGATTCGTGGAGAGAAAAAAAATTATCGCTTGTACTTGACCATATAAATGGTGTAAAAAAAGATAATAGGCTCTCGAATCTCAGATTTGTATGTCCGAATTGCGATAGCCAGCTACCAACGTTCAAGAGTAAAAATATCAAATACCAAAAGTCAAGAACCACGAGCCACGGGGCTTTTAATTAATGTCTTAAACATAGTGGTAAAGATGAAAAGTAAACTGTACTATAGAAGTATGCCTAAAAAGATAGATTTAAAAGATATATTTGATATTAAAAACGAAGAAGAACCTTTGATTATTAATATGGATAAATTAGATGGTACTGAAAAGATGCTGCTAATGGAAAGATTATATGATGATTATATAATTTTAAAAGACCAAAAAGTATTACCAAGAAAAATAGCCCGAAATTATAGAAACCTACTAGCTGAACTAGTTCAAAATTATTCCCATTAAATATGGTTGCCTCTCCTATATTATTAAGAAGAATTGGGATTAAGTTTGCCCGGAGCATATTAAATAGACACCTTAATCCAGAACAACGATTGTGGCGAGCTGTAGTAATTAATGCTTTTGATGAAACTTTAATAAGCCAATCAGATAGAAAAGCTTCCTTAATAAAAATAAATGCACATAATTGGTTATTAAGTAAAAGTGATGATTTTAGAGTGGTATGTGAATATGCGTTATTAGACCATGACGATATGAAAGAATGTTATGAAGAAGCTTTAAGTAAACAATCCGTTTTCTTTACAAAAAGACAAGTGGCTTGGAAAGAATACGATAAGTTTTATAGGGCAATGTTAAGTGAAGAAAACAAAATAGTACGTAAAATAAAAAGAAAAGAAGTCGATCAATTTAGAAAAAAAGTTCAAGAACTTCCTGATACAATTATTTCAACAATTTTTGTTTCAGCTTTTGTATAGTTCCCATAGTTCTTAAATTTCTTATGTGTGTCAATATCATTGCTCCACTAAGAATAAACATTGAGTGAAACCCACCTAGAATAGACCAAGACACCCAAAAAATTTGACAAAACAAACCAATTAAAGGTGCATACCAAGCTTTGTTGCCATAAACATATATACTCGCAACTGCTCCAAGAGCGCAAATTAACTCTAGTATCTTGATTAATTCCATTAACTTATTATAACACACAGACCATATTTAGTTATTATTTTAATCTAAATATGATCCACATGTTATTTATATAACGAAAGGAAGAGGGGTTTTCCCTCAAGGTATAGCTATAGCACAAATTTTTTTAACAATCAATCCCGAAATTCCATAATGTCGTTCCTTAGAACTTTTTTTTAAAAATAAAAAAGGAAAATAAGGCTAAATTTTGGGAAAACTAGGAAAATAAGCAGAAAACTAGGAAAAACACGAAAAAGTTTTAGGAAAATTTCAGGAAAAATTCCTAAAAAACAGGAAAAATAGAGTTCCTAATGGACCGAAGCTTGCATTTTTTTTTTTATTTTTTATTTTGTAAGTAATATATATAGTGTAAAATAGGAAATGCCAAAAAAATCAAACCAATTAAAAACAACATCTGAATTAACCCAACAACAGAGAAAATTTGTTGATATTTTAGTGGCTAATTGGGGAAATATAAAAAAAGTAGATGCCGCAGAGCAAGCTGGTTATAAATCAACTAAAGGTAAACCATATGAGATAGCTAGTAGATTATTGAATCCTGATCTTAATCCACATGTTTGTAGATATCTAGAGAAAAGATTGGAGAAAGAAAGGGCAGCTTATGAAAGCGATAAATTAAAGAGGTATAAAGTATTTGAAAGATTAAGAGATGGTGCAGAATCAAGAGGTCAATACACTGGAGCTATAAATGCGGAGTTTAGAGCAGGGCAGATGGCAGGACACTTTATTGATAAAAAAGAAATTACTCATAACACATTAGAAGGTATGACTCGAGATCAATTAGAAAATAGGTTGAAAGAATTAGAAAGAAAAATAGGAGAATCAGAAGCAATCATAGATGTTTCTCCTAAAAAAGAAAAATTAAAATAAGTAATCATATCTACAATCATATAAAATCATATCTACAATCATACTATCTTTTATTTTCCCAAAAATAAAAAATTAAACCTAAAACCATATAAATTAAAATAATTTCCATCAGTTCTGTAAAACTTTTTTATTCAATACGTAATTTTTTAAAAACATCATCTATACAATGGTGATATCTTTTCCCATTATCAAAAGTCCAATTTTCATCATTGATATGCATAAACCAATGCTCTATTATATCGCTTAGTGCAATGGATTCTGCTTTAGTTATCATTATTTTTTTTCTAGCCATTTTTTTATCCTTTCTCCCACCCGATTAAGGGTGGGATATTGTTTTTAGTCCTTATCTTCTATATTAAACTCTTCTTTAAGTTTATAAAAAGCTAAATCCAGCTTTCTAATATCTGATAAGTACAAATCTTGGCACTCCAAAAGCATACTTAGTGTTTCTCTTAATGCACTATGAGTTTCATAGATTGCATCTAATTGTTTTTTAGTAAGAGATTTCATAGCAATTTTTCTTTTTGCATGTTGTTTATCTCTTTCTATTTGCCATTTTTCTTTAGTCATTATTTACTCCTTTTTTATAAATTGATCAAGAATATTACATACATCATCAACAATCTCTAGCCATATGTCTTCATATTTTTCTTTGATTGTGACATCACCATTTTCTTTTTCTTCATATGGATCATCTTTGTAAACATCTTTGATATGTTTATCAAACATTTTTGCAGCTAATTCACTATACAAAGCCACATAATCTTCAGTTTTTATAATTGGTTTATGATCAAGTACATACATTTTAATATACTCCTGCAAATTCGTAGCCTTCACCAGTATATGAACCACTAATATCAATGTCGTAGTCTTCAAACATTTCTCTTAATTGCTCAACTATTGGTAATACAGGATTCCAAGCAGTTGTGAATTCAACAAAAATTTGCTCATCACAATGTTCTATGTGTTCAGTATTAGCATTCCACTTAGTTCCCCAATTTTCACGACTCCAGTCGTACCAATTGTTTTTACCATATTTTTTTCTTTCTTTTTCACCCAAATTACCCTGAAAAATATTTTTAGGCATTGGTATGATTTTATTAAAATCCAGCTCGTAGGATTTATCTTCTTCATTATAAGTACAGATCTTTTTCAAGATTTCCTTTGTGCTTATTTTTTTTTGGTCATTATTATAAATAACCAATTCATTTTTAGTCCAATTTGGCATTGTTTAGTACCTTTCATTATAAGTTATTGTGTTTATATACATAGTCTATTATACAAGGTATAGGATTTCGTGGGATATGTCAAGAAAAGATAATAAAAAACTTTACAAAGCTTTTACTTTTTGCTAGATTTAAAGAATAAGAGATATTAATTTTAAAAAAAACGAAAGGATTATAAATTATGTCTAAAACAAAACAATACTTTTACGAACAAGAAGAAAGGGATATATGTGAGGCAATTCAAAATATTGATTTTAGCGACCCAGCTTTTGAAAATTCTATAGAAGAGGGGGTTGCTTATGTAAAAATGGAAATTGGATATCTTCCTTTTCGAACTGATGATGAAATTAAAGATATGATACTTTGCTATTATAATGAAAAGGGAAATATTTATCAGGAAGGTGGTGAGTGATGGAATTTGTTGTTTCAAAAGCAAAAGATATGCTTGTCATTTTTAATCAAGGTGCTTATTTTCAACAAGAGTATGTAGGTGAATCACCAAAAGCTTATTTAATTACTGTTAAAAATATATCTAAAGATACTGTTTTACTAGAAACTGATTCACTTGATGAAGTAGTTAAACTTGTAAATGAATATGATAAACACAAGAAAGGTGGAGAATAAAATGAATTGGAAATATATTGTCTGGGTAGGTGGTGTTGATGACTACTATAAAAAATATTCAGATGCAAAAAAAGATTATGATAAATGGATTAGCCAAGGATATGACCAAGTAAAATTAGAAAGGATTATAAAATGAATGATACTGAAAAAGATATTTTAATGGCTTATTATGTTGAAATTAATGGCGACAAAAGAATTTCTGAAGTCGTTAAAAGTAATTTATTGACCACCATAGAAAACATGATTGATTTTGTTGGGGACAAAAACTGATGCTTAAACTTATTTTTTTATTGATTATTATTTTTGTTATTGTTAGTTTCATAGGTTGTGAATGAATCTCAACTTTGGAAAAAACTTAACCTAATACAAAAGACGAAAAAAAAGTGGCATTTTGTAAGAATTGAAAGTGCCACTATTCGTGGGATTCCTGATGTAAATTGCTGTATTAATGGTTTTGAATTTTGGCTTGAGTTAAAGGCAAATCAAGTCAAGAATTATGGACTTTCAAATTATCAAATTAACTTTCATTTGACTAGACAAAAAAGTGGTGGAAAAGTTTTTATCTTGCATTCGTGTACCAAGGAGAAAAGCCTCAAACTTTTGAGAGTCGTGGATCTTGTTCCGGGAGTTTTGGACCACGAACATAGATCCAATTTTTTAGCTTCACCAGCCAAGGATCATGGTTCTTGCAATCATACTAGCAATCATACTGACAATCATACCAGCGATCATATTACTAGCGATCATATTACCAGCGATCATATCCACAAGCAAGCAATCATATTCGAAGACATGGGCTCTTGTTCGTGGTCCAATGAATCTATAATTCAGCTTTTTAATGATTTAATAAAAAAATAATTTTTAGCTCCCGGTTTCCCGGAGCTAAAAACCAGCTAAAAAAAATAAAATAAAAGCTTGCAAGATGTCCTATTATATCTTATTATAATATAACATTAATGAAAGGAAGAAAAAAATGTTAAATTATACAGGGATCAATATTTCAAAAGGTTCTGGAAAACTTCAAGATATTAGATCAATAAATACAAATACTTTGACTAATGCATTTTGTATGAAACAAGTTAAAAACAAAAATTCAATTTGTAGTTTTTGTTATTCTGATAAAATGCTTAGAACAATGCGCAAAAATTGTGTTCCATCGTGGCAACATAACAGTAATTTATTAAGCAAAGTTATTATTCAAACTGAATTATTGCCTACTATATTGGACGCATTTTTTAGATTCTCAAGTCATGGTGAATTAATAAACGATATTCATTTAATTAATTTAATTAATATCACTAATAAAAATGAACATTGTACTTTTACTCTATGGACTAAAAGAAAAGATGTTATTAATAAAGTTTTTAAAACGATGAATAAGCCTAAGAACTTGATTTTGATATTTTCTAATAGTCAATTAAATAAACCAATTGAAACATTGCCAAAATATTTTGATAAAACTTTTAACAATGTCACAAAAGAATATAATGAAAAAAAGATTAATTGTTTTTCAAAATGTAAAGAATGTTTAATTTGTTACAAACATAATAATATTAATCAAATTATAGAGTATGTAAAATGAGTAAAATTTTAATGTATAGAAACAAAGCCGGTGATTTATTAAAGCCGGCAAGCTTTAAACGATTAAACGGAAATAGAAATTTGACCAGATCACAATTAAAGCTTTTACGATTAAGAAAGGAATACGTATAAAATGAAAAAAATTAGATCCAAACATAACGATTTACTAAACTATTTTACCTGTGATCATAGGCTGTTGAGTCAATCATATTTAAAAAAATGTAAAGAGTTTTTAAAAAAATAAACCAGCTTCTTCCTTACTAGCCCAG